GTCTCGGCTGGATTCTAGCGAAAGGACGGATCCTTTCAGGTTGTAAATCGCCCAGCTCAGCTGCAGAATGGAGGGCCAGGCTCCCGGCTCTGTCACGGGCGCATAGCGGCTCTTGGGAAGGCCATTCGTTTCGGTATCGATCAGGATCAGACGTGTCATCGTACCGGCCCGACAGCAGGCGCTGCGTTCATCAACTTTTGCCCGGCTGCTTCAAAAATAATCGGCGTAGTAAGTATAAATGGCCCGCCCTTCCCGTCGTAATAACCGCAAGAGCCGCAACAACCGCAAGAGCCGCAACAACCGCAAGAACCGCAACAACCGCAAGCAGAGCCGCCGCAACCGCTCGAACCGCCGGTCCCGCCGCCGCAACAACCAGCAGCAGCAGCAGGGCGGCTACCGCTTCTTCTAAGCATTTGCTCTGCAAATGCTATGCCTTGAAGAGCGGTCCCGCTACGGCACGAACCGGTGCAAAGGAGAAGCGATGGCTCTTATGAGGCCCCCACCGCTGCAATCCCTCCATATGCGCTGCCGTCCCGTACCCCATGTTTGAGCCAAATCCGTAGCGTTCATCCAGCGATGGATCCGCTACGATCTGCGCCCGAACCCATTCATCGTGAGCTTCCTTGGCAAGAATGCTCGCAGCAGCGATCGGCAGGCTAGTCGCATCGCCCTTAGCAATAGTAAAAGCCGCGACCGTCTCATGTTGAGCATCGGTCCATGGAATCCAGACATCACCATCCACGAGGATTCGTTGGAATGGCGTTGTCAATGTAGATAAAGCCCTATGCATCGCCGCCATATCAGCCCGGAGGATATTGATTGTGTCAATCTCCTCCGGTTCTGACCAGGATACCGCCGTCTCGATCGCATTTTCCTTGATATAATCGGCCAAGACGGCTCGCCGTCTGGGTGTCAGTTTCTTACTGTCCTTGATCTGTCGCAGAGCGACTCCATTATCGGAGTACGCCTCATCCTCCGGCGACATAATGACCGCGCCCACGTACAATCGCCCCCATAGCGAGCCCCGACCGGCTTCATCGAGACCCACTTCTACCAGATCATCATTCAGCCAGGATCGCTTCAGTGGTATCATTTTCCGTACAATAAGTAATGAGTACGTTCATCCTGTCACTTTTGCTGATTGCCCTGGTTGCTCTGGGAATGCTTATGTCTGTGCGTCACAACTATGAGGGATTTAAGGGTTCGGGTGGCGGAAAACATCCTGACCTAACTGTAGCCGCCACAACTTATCCCTCTATAGCCCAGTGTCAGGCCAATCCGTATGTGATTGGGTGCCCCGGTTACTGCGCTCAGAACGACGACGACAAGACCAACTGCATGCCGACGCCCGATCCAAATGGAGCCCTCTGTTCTCTATCTCCTTTAGCACGTGGATGCCCCCAGTATTGCGCCCAGAATGCGTCCGACATTATTTGCTTTAAGCCGCTGGGACCCGGCGGGCAGAATCGCAACCACGGCGGATATGGACCTTGGACACCAGATGTTCCGGAACCCAGTTATGGCCCTAATTATTACCCGCCTGGGTTTGATCCGTATGCGGGTGAGTATCGTCGCGAAAGGCGACGCGATATCCGCTACGAAGAGAGAGAGGAGAGGGAAAGCTGTGGCTGCCCTAAAAACGACTGTGATCAGAGCTGCGAGGACAATGGCTACATCAAGATGGATGAGGTCCCCTGCTACAACTGCACCCTTCCTTAGAATTTCCAACAGAACCAGTAAGGGATGTCGTCCATTACGATAATTAGCGCAGCCGTACTATTTTTTATAGTGGCGGCTTTTCTATATTACCAAAGTCGAGCCGAGGGCTTTGAAAATAACGGAAATGTAGCAGGCCGACCCTTTAACCGTGACACGGAGTATGACAAGGTCCCCGCCGATCTTGCGCAGGCACCCAGATCGAGTCCCGATGGTACGATTCCTCAGCCGATGCAAAAACCCGTAGGCATTCCCGGTGGGGGCGGGATCCGTGAGGCCAAGGCCGGCAAACAGGATATTCAGGAGCTCATCGTGCAAATCACCACGTGGCTCGAGGGCGCCACGCTGCAGGAGACCGATGAATTCATGTCACTCACACCGACTCAACGCGATCAGCGCATTCGCTATCAGTCCCGCCGTGAGGCGCTGATGACGCAGCTGGAGACCGGTCTGATAGAGGAGACCTATGCTATCGTCGCGGCCGAGACTCTCCGTATTCGGAAAGAGAATGATATTTGGCGGCGGCTCACGCCGTCCATTGATCGCATACATTCCTTTGGGCTCACAGGCGATCCGAATGCCTATCTGACACGGGATCAGTTCGATGAATTCTATTCGCTTTTCAATGCAGCGCTCAAGGAGCTGACGAACCTGGTGCAGCCCGACAGCATCCAGCGGGTGCGCACTATGCAGCTCCAGGTGATCCGGCAGGAGCTGGGCAATGTGATACGGCGGGGCGAAACGCCACCCATTTTGATGTCGGCCGCCTCGCGATTCTTGCAGACTATGCTGAAGGCGGACCAGCCGCTGCCGACGCTGATCAGCATGGATTCGCCACCGCCCGATGCAGTTGAACGGGCGGATGATGTGTTGCGGGATATTCGCGATATGCGCGTGGATCTGGTGATTCTGTATGATCCGGCCAGCCAGCAAATCAAGGCGGCGCTGGACAAGCTTACACGACAGTTGCAGACAAAGGAGATTCGCCCGTGCGACGCCCGATCCTATATGGCTGAGCTGAAGAATAGGCGGACCGAGACCTTTGTGGGCGGGCGGCCGATTAATCCGGGCGGCTGGAACCCGGAGGAAAATCCACTCCCGGACTGGATCGTGTATGAAGAGGTAGAGCGAAAACCGTCCTATGATCCGAAGAATCTAATCAAGAGGGCCAAGACGCTGTGTGACCAGGTGCGCGAAGCCTTCCCGGGCGATGCTGAAGCACTGGGGTGTCAGGAGGTAAAGGATTGCTATGAGGCTGAGACAGTGATTAACACGGTGTGTGATCGTATCCGATATTCGGTGCCGACGGTGAGTACGGCGCAGTTCAACTGTCCAGCCCGAGGACAGAATGTCTGAGTTGGAGGAACGAGCAACGGGGCCCCGAGGACGTCCGTCAAAAAAGCTTTTTTAAAACCAGCAGTGACGGTATAATGGAATCCATTGCAGCGCTGTCGGCCAGCACATACGAGGCTCTGATGCGCGATTACTGGCTCTGGATTGCTATCTTTGGGATCGTCTTGGCCTTTGGTCTCTATATCTTTTTGGTCCCGAACGCGATTGATTTCTTTACGGGCAGCCAACATCCTGTGAAACCCGTGAAACATGCAGAGCAGGCGGCAGCCTCGGCCTCAGCCTCGGCCTCGGCCTAATTTTAATCAGCCAATATCATAGAGTACCATGAACTGGAAAGTTCTTGCCCCCTATGCCGGCCTTCTTCTGATCGGTCTGATCATGGGCTTTGCCGGCGCCAAACTATTTGGAATTGAAGGCTTCGTCGATATCACTCAGAGCACCTGTGGCGAATGCGGCAAGGAGCGCCATGAATGTGGCTGCAAGGGCGGGGCGCCCAAGATCGGTAAGTGCCCCACGTGTCGTGAGGTCGATTGGTCCAAGTACGTGCTCAAGGCGTCGATTCCGCCCTGCCCGCCCCAGCCTGACATGACCCGCTATATGCTCAAGACCGAGTGCCCCGCGCCTCCCGACATGTCCAAGTATGTGCTCAAGTCGGCCGTGCCCGCCTGCCCGCCGTGCATTAGCACGTGCAACAAGCCGTGCAAGATTGGTGAGTGCCCGCCGTGCCCTCGTCCTCGGTGCCCTGTTATCACGTGCCCCGAGCAAAAGGCGTGCCCGCCGTGCGCCGCGGTCGAGCCGCCCCGCTGCCCTGATCCCGTGGTCAGCTGTTCGGCCAATTATGTGGAGGAGCAGCCGTGGCTGGTTCGCCCTCTGTTAGCGTCTATTTCAGGCATGTAAGTAGAAGAATGTCCATGTTTCGTACGAAAAGCCGCAAGGCCTGTTTAAAACGGTTCGTACGATACACGAAAATTACGGATCACGGCACTTACAAGAGTGAAGAAATGCTGAATGGTCTCCGTGCAACGCGCAAAAATTATATACATGAGAGCCACGGCTACAATCGCTGGGCCACGAAAGCAACACCCGTACCTGATGGCTATCTGGAGGACAAGACCTGGGAACCGTCCTGGGCTCTCGAGTATCAGTGCCGTGATGCCAACAAAAAGCCCAAGGGCCTCGACATAGAGCACTGGACGAACAAGGCCAAGAGCAAGTGGCTCACCATCAGCGATCTGAAGCAGCTCAAGCCTGGAGATACGATCGACCTGCTGCCACTGGATCGTAATGTAGGCGACACGGTGGATTCTGCCGGTATTCCGCCCAATAAGCTGCAGGCCGCCGCCAAGTTTTTCGAGCCCAACAAGGCCATCTATGAACATAAAGAAGGCCTCCAAGGCAAACTGACACTGCTCTCCGAACGGATTGTGTTGGATCCCTTCGAATTTCATGTGGAGATTAATCGGTCTGACAACTGGTTTCCGCTTCAAGACGGCTCTCTGCCGGCCAAGGATCCCCAGGGTTTCATCAAGCTGCTGGGCAAAAAGACGCACTGGTCCGCGCTTGATCCGAAGACGCACATCGGCTATCGCGGTCCGATGATTGCCTGGTCGGACCTCAGGACGAGTCCGAAGGTATTCTGGTACAAGAAATGAGGTTACATGAAGATGACAACCTCGCAGTCTTTTGATCCATACTCTGCTACCTCCTTGTAAGCGCCGAGCAACGTCTGTTTGGGAATGAAATGGATTGCATCCACCACTTGGCGAAGGTTCTCCAGAGGGACCGGCGATTCATAGCCATACAAGTGTTGGTTGCAAGGAATACCCTCACTCTTAATTGCATCAAACGCATGCTGAAGTGCTTCCCTTTTTCCAGAATCCTCTTTTCCCACAACAATGCGAAGCCGATCATCATTGCCTAGCAGTGCATCGCGATAGAACTGGACCTTCTCATCGATTGTGCGGAGAACAGTAGGCGGAGTGACCATGGATGCTTATACCAGAACAGCTAAACAACCTTGTCAAATTTTGCAAATAAACCGCAGGATATAATAAGGGACCACGATGGATACGCGATTTTGGGGACCGAGCGGCTGGGCCCTTCTCCATTTAATTGCCGCAACCCCTATAGAACCCAGACGCCGACATAAAGTCAAAGAATGGTTCGAACTCCTGGAGTACGTGCTGCCCTGCAAGTACTGCCGCGCCTCCTTTCACGATTACATGGTGCTCGAGCCACTTACCACAGTCGCCGATCCCGATGCGTTCGGCCACTGGCTCTACGACATCCATAACCGTGTAAATGCCAAACTCAAGGGCCAGGGGTTGCTGACACAGCCGGACCCGACCTGGCCTGCGGTCAAGGCCAAGTACGCGGCTCTCAGTCGCGGCCTCTGCCAGACCACACCGCTTCTGGGCTGGGATTTTCTGACGTCCATCGCCTTTACGACACCTGGGGGCCACTACAAACCGACCCCGATGGACGATGCGCCCGAAGAGCCGTCCAAAATGAACCTCAGAACCCGCAACCGCTACAATCTGCTGACCAAGGCGGAACGCATCACGGCGCTCAAGCGCTGGTGGTCGCTGATCCCATCCATCCTCCCGTGCCCTGCTTGGCGGGCCTCTTGGTCTTCAGCGATCCAGAAGGATGGCTCGATTCCTTTAACGGCAGGCCGTGAGCCGGCGATGCAGTGGATGTGGCGGGTCGAGGAAGGTGTCTGCGCGGGGCTCCGCTGCCCGACGCCCCATTCATCCCTGCCGGCGATGAAGTCCGAGGTGTCGGCCTATGAGAGTAAGTGTTCGACACAGAAGCGGGGGAAGACGTGTAGGACACGAAAGCATCGGCTTCGACTGCAGGCGAGGCAGGCGAGGCGCACACGGATGAGAACGGTACTGGCGGCTGCAGTGGCCGGTCAATAAACCCAAGACCAGGATACAGTGTTTGCATACACTGTGTCATGGCTGCGGACTTCGAGCCGCCCGACGTAACAAACGCCTGAACATAGAGCCACCGGCTATCGGCGGGCAACTCAGGTGGAACTGTCACGGTCCATAAACGACCAGACCAGAGCAATTGGTATTCCATTCATGAGGTTCTTGGACGCGGGTTTAAGCAAAAACCAAATTCTCGGCCCCTAACAGAATGGAAATAAAGCCGTACTGGGTACTTGTGGTGGGGTTTCTGTTACTTCTCGTCTATGTCATTGTGGTCGTGCGCGGCTCCACACCCTGGTTCTCCAAGTCCTATCGCCCTGGCCCCTCTTTCTGGGTCTCGGCTGGCGGTGGCGGCAACCTCAGAGGCGTCGAGGGCTTTACGTCAGAGACACCGATCTTTACCATGTTCGGTGTCGAGTGGTGCGGGTTTTGCCAAAAGACAAAGCCTATGTTCCTTGAGATGGCAGGCGCCGAATCTAAAGTGACCATCGGCGGGCAGGACGTGCTCCTCCGCTATGTAGATCCCGAGAAGGAGCCAGCGGCGGCGGCGGGCTATAAGGTGGAGGGCTACCCAGCGTTTTATCTGGATCACGCGGGAGGGCGTGATATGTATGATTCGAACGTACGCACGCCGGAGGCGATTTTGGCGTTTGTTCAGAAGAAGCTCGGTCTTTAGTAACCTTGGCCTGAAAAGAAATCCATCGATCGACCGCCGCTGCTCCTTCGTCAAACAGCGCCAGCCGCTCTTCGCGTGACATGTCAAAATCAAACACTCCATATTCCATATTATTTACAGCGATCCAGTTCTTCGGTGTTATATCTGTGTTCCGATGCTGCAGAAGATCACCTACGCGTCCTACATAATCAGTTATTGATGTAATCTTTTTGAATCCTAGGGCGCGTCCCGTAATACCGGTATCCGAGCACGTCACCACCAGCGTATTATCCTTGTCGGCCACACAGGCCCATGGATAATATTCTATAATCGCTCCGTCACTGTAAAAGTTTCCGGATGCATCGACCCATGGCTGATAGAAGAGCGGAATCGCCGTCGAGGCCCGAACGGCATCCATAATTTTCATGGTCGGCGTCCTAGTTACATCAAAAATCGCCTGACACCCCTGACTGACATTCGTCGCGATAATGGTAAGTGTCGTACCCGGTCGTTCTCGAGCCATATCGGCAAAGGTCCAGGAGGAACAGCCGGTTTCCCATGTTTCCACTAATCTGCTAAAGAAGTCAATAACTTTTTGTCCAGAATTCATTCCCCAGCCATTCAAGAAATCATCCAGAGCTTCTTCTTCAATCCTAGATATAATAACAGCCTCAAAATGATATATGCAGTCGCGTAACCACGCACTGCTGACACCCAAGCACCCCATAAATGCCAAGAGAGTACCCGCAGAACAACCATACCAGTTTCGGGTTTGATGCAGAGTTCCCGTTTCTAAAAGACGTGCTAAAGCGCCGAATTGCACTCCTGATGCCGCTCCACCCGAACTAAGAGATAGTCCCGTAGGCGTCCAGGGTTCTGTCGCCATTCCTCTAGATAAGTCAAGGGAGATGTCACAGCCACCGGCACCGCAGCTAACACCGGCGTCCCTCTTTGAGGACCAGGCGAAACTCGATGCCATGCGTCTGCAGGTCTATAATCGGATTCTGGGCACCGTCCATCAGAAGATTCGGTCTCATTCGACTCTGCCCAATTCCTCTCAGATGATCAGCTTCGATATCCCGGAATGGCAGCCGGGCTGCCCCCGTTTCGATATCAAGGACTGCATACTCTATGTGGTCTGGAATCTCCGCCATTCGGGCTTCAAGGTGCTCTATGTGAGTCCGAATCGACTGCTCATTAGTTGGAAGGAGCAGTCCATTCAGTATTACCAGGAGGAGTCGCCCATCCGTCAGGCCATGATTGCGACGGCCAATGCAATACCGGCCTCGGCGGAGCAGCGGAAGCAGGAGAAGGTCGATAAAAAGAAGCCGGCGTCCTACAAGCCCGTCGCAGAGGGAGTGGCGGGGATGCTGGCCCGCGATCCCACCGCCGTCAGAAAGGGCAGTGCAACGATTACGTTTATTTGAGATCAAAGTACCGAACATAATTCACGACCCGGCCTTCAATATCACTGTAGCTGGGTCGCTGAATGCCGAGAATAGGTTGCACGATAAACCAACGATCACGCGGTTGCAGACACTTCCAGTACTGATCGAGGGCATAGGTTGGCCAGTTTCCTGTAGATTCGAGGCCGGCCAGACCCTCCTTATAGTTGGCCAACAGCGTGTCATAGTAGGCCGCTGCAACTATATAGGCCGTCGTAGTCTGACAGCTCTGAAGTCGCAGCGTCTTCGGATCTGCCTTCACCCAGGTACCGGTAAGAACAATCACGTCGAATGGTTTCTTGAGCAGCTGCGCAAGTACTGGCAGCCCCGCCTCCTTGTTGCGCCAGGCAAAATCATCCTCCACGATGAGAACTGAGGGCCATCCCTCCACCTTTGCTTTCTCAAGTACCGCAATATGACTCATAACGCAGCCTACGCCGCCGTGTTCCCGTTTAATCGCGGCGAATCGCTCCACAGAAGGAAACACGGTGGCCAACTCTTGTTGAATCTGTTGCTTCCGATCAACACGTTCATCAAGATTAATATAGACGACCCGGCCGATGGATTCCATTTAGGAGGAATCACCAGCGACGGCTTAGGCCGCCGCGACCAAAGGCTCTTCCTCGGTAGCCCCCCTGCTGCCTGGAAGCCATGGTGGTGGCAAATCGCAGCAGTGTGTCGATGGCCAACAGAAAGATCAGGCCGATCGCCACAAATAAGAAGAGCTCCGCCGTGCTCTGCATGGGCGTCACGGTTGTGAGCGAATCGAGCTGTTTGGTGAGAGCGTCAAGACGCTGCTGGATATCTCCAGAAATGACGGAGCCACCGGTCTGCAGAGGCGCAGCGGCCAGCGTCGTCGTTGAAGTGGCGGCGGGCACCTGAATATTTCGCCACAGTGTCGATTTGCCGGCCACAGGAATAGAGCCGTCGGGTCTCAGTAGCGATGCAGGAAGCTGCGACGGCATAAGCGTAAAGGCCTTGGCCCATTCTTCGGGCTGGGCAGTCGCACCGGGGAGAGGAAAGAAATCATTCAGCGGAATGGCGGCATTTGGCTGAGCGGCAGAAGCGGGTGCTCCCGACATAGCTGCGGGCGCCGCCTCCTCTTCATCCGCCTCCTGGGCCACATCGGGGGTCCCGGACAGAGGCGCCGGCACAAAGTGCTCTTTGCCACCCCGCTTCTTCTTTTTGCTAACAGTGGGACCTGTAAAGGCCTCTTCGAGCGAACAATATGCACTCATGGTTCCCTTACTGGGGGCGCATATATATTCTAACAAGTTGGATCGCTGGTCTTTTAAAAAGGCCAGAAACGGTAGATGATTGACGCCATACTGTGGGGCATTCTGATCGTGGGATGTCTGGTCCTCTACGTGTCTTGGCGGTTCGATCGACCCACTGTTAAAGAGAGTTTTATCAATCAAAGTGGTCAGGCCGACATGGCGGCCGTCAGTACAGTGGCTCTCGATGCGGCTCCCACAACCTCTGAAGTGAAGGGGCACTACAAAAACGTGCTGCTTTGGACGGATGATGCAATGAAAAAAGGCAATGGAAAGGCTCTCAGACTCATTTCCGATTTCAGCGATCGCCATTTCAAAAAAAGGGATCTTCGCGAAAAGTTAAAGACATCCGAGGTTCTGGACCCCTGGCCGAAGTTTTTGCCGGCTCTGGATACATCAATTGACCAGGATCCGCCATCGGTGGATGTCGCCGCGAACTCCGAACGGGCGATTCTGGCCTACCTTCAAAAGAATTATCCACATGAGAAAGATGCGGATGAAGAGACCCGTTCGATGGTACGCAACCTAATTGAGGATATTGCCTATCGCTTCGTATATGAAAAGGGTGAGGAAACGATGCAGCTAAAGGACGATTATATGAAGGAAGATCTTGTAAAAGGATGGCAGAGCCCAATTTCAGAGCCGCCACTACCCCTGGCTACCTCCACATAATACTAAAACCAAACCGACCAGTAGAGGAATCATGCAACAGCCCCCACCCCCCAGGCTTCACTGGATTCCGGTAGAACCCTCCTGGATTGTTGCCGCGGGCCTCATTATCCTGGCCGCACTGCCCCACAAAGTGCCTGCAACCGGTCGCTACATTCTGCGTCATCCGGTTGGAGCTGTCTTGTTTGCCGGACTGAGTATAGCCGTTACGATGAAGGTCCCCGTCTTGGGGGTTGCGATGTTGCTGTTCTTGGCAGGTGTATGGTTCATGCGAACCAGTAGGGTCGAGGCTTTTACTCCGACTGTTCTCAACAAGGATCAGGTGCAGACATCTGTAAAGAAACCTAGACGCAATCGCTGGTTTGAAGAGGAGGTGTTATCGGAGGATCCCCATGCCATACAGGAGCGTACGGATAGCCCGACTCTCACGTATGACGAGGTCGAGGGATCCGGCCAATGGTGGGCTGAAGACGTTTTGGACGAAACCCCTCTGGCGATTCAGGAACGGGGTGTCAGTACCGAGGCCGATTCTGACGATCATCATCACTAAAAAGTGATGACAGGATAGGGTTATGGAATTTCTGCTGGATCTTGGATCCAAACCGCTGTTTCGTTTGTTGGGCGCATTGCTAGTTCTGCTGATTACGGACTTCCGGCCTCTCTTTGGATTTGTCGCCGCCGGCATCTGGATTGCATGGATCTATATCGCAACCAAATTTAGTAGTCCAGGATAAGGGATGGCGAAGGCAAAGGTGGTCAAGCCAACAAAACCAGAAACATCAGGAAAACCAGAAACATCAGGAAAACCAGATGAAGCGATCAAACCCGCATCAACCATGGATGCGCTTCTCATGTCAATCCACGACATCAACATGAACCCCTACCTGCTCGGCATCGCGTACATTATGCTGAACCTGGGAGGCCGTTTCATGGTGCTCTCCATTACGCCTGCTCAGGAGGCCTTCTTACAGAACATCGTGTTCCGACCGCTGCTTCTCTTTTGCATCATGTTCATCGGAACCCGAAACTTGGTTGTCGCGTTCTGGCTAACATTGGTGATTCTGATTATTCTGCATTATCTCTTGAATGAACAGTCCGATTGGTATTTGCTGAAGACTTACGACGTTAAAGCGTAAGCGTAACGGCCTAGCAGCTACTCTACTAAAGAGTAACCTACACATTCAGATTCAACGTAGAGCCCACCGGTGCGACTACAGCACGACGACGTCCCCGTCGCCGTTCGGTATTCATGGTGCCCTCCGTACCCTCACTCTGACTATCTCCGATCGAGAACTCGTTCAGAGGATCGGAAGAAGAGCCCAGGCCCTCCCGTACAATTGAGACGCCGCGAGGTGGTGTCGGCGGCGGGCCTGACGGTGTAAAGATGGAAGCATGCTGGGCCGCCACATTCGGCTGCTGTTGCTGCTGCCGCTCGGCCTCAAACGCCTTAAGAATGTCATCGACGCCGCTGTTCGTGGGTCCGCGCATCTCACGACGCAGCTTCGGCCCCTGGTTCTGGGGCATCTCATGGACCGCCGTCGCCGACACGTTGAAGGGCATGCGGGTATTTGCGCCCGTACGGGGTGCCTGCGGTGGTTCCTGCGGATACGGAGCACCCATCGGCGATGGGCCTGGACCTCCACCAAACCCACTGGCCGCATTCATAAAGTTACCGAGGCCGCCCATCTTGGCCGCCGCCGCCGCCGCGAACTGCCGCTGCAGCTCCGGATTCTCGTGCAGCAGCTCCGCCATTCCCGGCACGCCCGACTTCTCCGCCATCGTGTTCGTCAAGTGATACATGGTGGCCGACACACCCAGCGTGCCCGCCAGCCGCAACATCGGATGCATCTTCGCCTGATCCTTGTACATGTCATACAGCTCCTCAAAGATCTCATCAAAGTCCTCCACATTCGTATGCACCGACTCGGACCAGCCCTTGAGGCGCGGCTTGATCGGCAACCGCTCTCCAAACCGGTCATTCACCATCTCCACACCCGTCACGAACGTCATGAGCGCATTCCGCTGGAACCGAATGGACGACTCGAGATTGCGGCTGTCAGTCAGCTTGTCATGCTCCGCCTTGATCTCCGCCAGTGTATTCGACATCGTCATGCGGACTCCCCGGATGTCATTGGCCTCGAGACGGCGGAGCTTCGTGAGGTAGCGCTGCTTCTCCGTGTTCTCCTGTTCCGGAGAGAGCCCAGAGGTCTCCGTGACACCAAAGTCATTCGAAGAGGAAGACCCGCCCGTGTTAATCACAAAGGGCGCCGACTCGGGCTCACGCTGGATGCGAATGTCAGAAGCACCGGGACCGGCATCGAGATTGACGACGTCCATATCATCGACGGGCTTGATCTGGATCTGGGGTGCCTCGGAGAAGGCAGAGCCACTGGGAGTCGAAATGTTGCGCTTCGGGGAGGGCGCCACCTTGTTCGGGTTGGCCATCAGATTGATTCCCATGTCGTCGCCGAGTTCCACAATATCGTCGCCGCCAATCTCAATATCGCGCGCCTTGGAGGCAAAAGAAGAGAGTTCCGCCATGGACGGCCGATTGGACCCTTCGGCAAATTGTACGCTCATACCGTTAGCTTACAAGCAGACCTTTAATTGGTGGTTCAGACGCGGCTCTTGAATTTGTTCTAAAAGACAGAGGTGCAATGAAGCAATGGACCGCCTTTTTCTTTGCAACGACGGCGATCCATGCCGCTGCAAAGCAGCTACCGGTCTATGCTGCAGTCGCTGCTTCTCTATGTGCATCATCCTATGTATTTCATACATCGGATAAAACGGATTATCAAGACAAGCCATTGTACTGGATTGACCAGGCCTGCATTTTTGGGTTAGCCATCGTAGGGCTCTATTATATGGTCTATCATATCGATAAAAAGTACTCTATAGTTGGATGGATCACAGTGTTGCTTACAGTCTTACTGTACTGGGGTGGCTACCTCTCAGACACCTGCTGCTTCGATTCCTGTGAGAATGATGCACTGATCTGCCACTGTTGCATGCACTTTGTCGGCGCTCTAGGTCATCACTGTATTATTGCTGGTCTTTGAGAACACACAGAGTTGCAACAATAAACACCGTTGCAAATCCGTGGCAGGCAATGTGAAATCCGTCACTCCAGACTCCCTTGCCGACAATCTTGGCCGCTGCATACATGACGATGGCTGCACCCATGAGCGCAACTAGATAGAGCCTCGATCGCATTGATGTAAGAGCTGCAAAGAACACAAGACCGCTGATGATCATAAAGGCGCGATCGATCCACTTGGCTGCTGCCAGATCCGTACCATGATTCAGAAGTGATGTTAGCACTCCTAGGAGGACTATGATGGACAAAAATGCGGTTAGCCAGTTGCTCATGAGACGGGACCAATAGAGTGCAATAAAACCGACCAGAATAGAGCCGAAGAGTACGGAAGAGGCTAACAGTGGTACAGTCATGGTCCCTTACTTCAGATTTCTATTTTGTGGCGCCATCGAGACACATTAAAAAGGCATCAGCCAGATCGTCCTGTTTCGCCTGGCTGGACCACCAGGTGAGCTGTGCTCCTGGTCCTAGGGTCGCAGTGACCTTGGCGATCGCCGCTAATTTCCGGCTGCGTTTGCCATCCTTCCCCGTCTCTGCTGCAGTACCCCGTGTCTTGACGGAGGCATTCGCAAATTCGATAGACCCCGTCCATCCTTTCTCAGTACGGAGCCGGTGATCGAGCAGCGTAAAAAGCATGATCTGAATGGACTTCATGTGGGGGGCAAATTCAGAGGGCTGGTTTTCAATACGGATCCGCTGGGCGGCCGCTAGCCAGGGCAACTCTGCAGTCAAACACGCCTCCATGCCGACCAAGATGGACTGAAGCGAAACCCCCTTGGCCTTGGGCGCCTTGTAGGGCATGAGGCGGATGGCTGCAGCACGACCCATGAGCTCGGTCTTGGAGAGCCGCTTGGCCTCCGTGGGTGTCAGACCAAGCGGGCCACAGGACCAGGCCCGCCAGGCCGCCAGGGTGGAGCCGGAAATATCGAGGATCGGTTTGGCCGCCTTTTTGGCACACTTTTTGCACAGAAGCACACCGGCATCCTGGAATGAGGCGGGGCCTCCGCAGGAGCAGCGCGTTTGACTCTGGGAGGAGGCACCGTCGGCCAGCAGATTTAGGTTCTGCCAGCGATCCACAGAGATGAGCGAACCACTGGCATCGAAGGTCGCCACGCAGTAGCTGAGATTCTTGATGCCAAGATCGAAGGCACCAATTGTCTGCATCTAACCAGAAGAACCGATGGTTACTTTAGACGCGGGATGGCTTTTCAGACGCTGCATTCGTTTGAGACACGCGCTGCTGAATCGGAACGCATTAGGACCAAGTTTCCGGGTCGCGTACCGGTGATTATTGAGATTTCACCGAGGGCGGACAAGACCATGCCGCTGATTGACAAAAATAAGTTTTTGGTGCCGGGCGATCTGACACTGGGACAGTTCGTGTTTGTGGTGCGAAAGCGACTGGTACTGCCTTCGGAACGCGCTCTGTTTGTTTTTGTGGGAAACTCGCTGCCGACGACGGGGTCCCTTATGAGGGAGCTGTATGGGTCGTTTAGGGATCGCGATGGCTTTTTGTACATGAGCTATTGTGGGGAGAATACGTTTGGATAACGAAGTGTTTCTGCGAAGCTGTCGCAACTTGCTCTCAAAACGAGCCTACAGATACCCTCCCATCAAACACCAATCCGCGCCATAAAGGAACGCGTTGATTGTCGATTCATGTCGGCCACAGTGAGTCGGTGAATATCATATAGGAAGGAGGAGTAATGCAGAACCATAACCGACCCGCCGATGGGATAACAGAAAGAGATTAAGAGACCGCTCAGAAGAATGCAAATGTAACTCGGCACAGAGAGCGCCATGCCCGAGGGCACGGTAAAAGAGCAGATGCGGTTCAAATACCGACGCCGGTGTTTGATAGTAAGAGCCACGATAGCCGCCTGTGAGAAGAGCAGGAGGGTCAGAAGCCACGGTATTGTAGGAACAACCTTTTCTACAAAGAGCTCAATGCGCCAGAACAGTACAAGGCCCCACAGCTGGATAGGTGTCGTTCGGAGGCCCACATGATACTCGGTCACAACGCCAAGAAGTGCCAGAAAGACCCAATACGGTCGCTGACTGAAATAGAGGAGTCTTGGAGACCCCAGGATCTCTTCAGCTCCATACGGTGTTTTACAGATATCACATTCCATCTTCTTACTAATCTGGAGCCACTTGGCCAAGCAGTCACCGTGAATATGGGCTGCTGAGCCCTTGCAGGCACACGGTGTGAGGAGGTCTTCCCCCTCGTCGAAACAGATGCGACAGGATTGCATTGACCTTATTGGTCACGGGCCGACGCATAGTATCAAATTTTTACACTATTTTAAGACTTCTCTGAAGCCTCAAAATAGTACTGCTTGCGGGTCTCGATCCCGCGACTTTGGCGTTTTGCCTCTGTATAGAAGTATCTATAAGCACCACGCTCTACCAACTGAGCTAAAGCAGCACAGGCTTTAGCAGAACGCGTCCTTGCGGACTTATCCTGAGCCAAAGCAGCATTCGCTACTTCAGCATGGTCAAGACCGAGCCAAAGCAGCACAGAGCCTACACCAGAACTCCACTCCTAGAACCATCATCAGCCTTTAGGCCCAAACAGCAGCTTTCCCAGCGTTGTCGGCACACAGAAGAGATGATGCAACACAATTCCAAGCAAAAACAGACCGGGCATCACATACAGCAGCGGCCACTCAAAGTACCACGCAATCAGAACTGCACCAATCACTGTTAGAGCCGTATCGACGATGGCAAACCCCATAAATCGGTATGAATGAACGCCCTCACCCGGTTTCCCAAAGATATCTTTGTACGCACACAGCCCTGACATCTCTATCATACAGATTTAATTGCGGACCAGTAGAGATGGATCGTTGTAGGCGCTTTTGTAAGAGCCAAGCGAAACGGCAAACGGCCAAGCACGGCGGCTCTCAGAGATCGAACGAGGCCGGCTGCCGGCTCATGTTCTGCAATCCGACCTGTAAGAATACGTCGTTCAGTGCCAGCGGTTTGAGTCGAGCATTGAGGGTGAAACGGAGGATCTCTGGATTACGGATGCACCGTATGCTGCGTTGGAACTAGAGGGTGCGCCCAAGCTCCTTATCGGTTAAATCGACCTAATAAACTGCCAGCGCATCTCCTGACAAATCTTCTGCCACACCTGATCCTGTTGATATAACTTCTCCCGCGACTTCAAGAGCTGAAAGCACGGTAGAAATTCATCCATTTCGAGTAGCTGACAGAGCTTGTACAGCACATACGGATACGACAAGAAGTTCGACCGATTGGCGGGACAGTACTTGATGAACGCCGGCTGAATCTCCTTGAACATGTGCTGCAGCTTCTCCTCCATCTCCTTTGACAGCGTCAGCATCGTCATCTGCTGCTGAATCCGGTTCTTGATCTGCTGCACGTGATCATACATCTTCGCCATCTTGAGCTTCTGCAAGATCTCACGGATCTTCTCCTTCTTGACCTTCTTCGGATCCGAGATGCGTTCCTTGCGGAGCTCCCGCATGACCGTCTCAATCACGTCCTGGGGAATATCCGTATTCTCCTTGGCTTGGAACTGCGCCAGCCATTCATTAAAGTGATTGATCTTCTTGTAGGCAAAATACGTAATCTCCCGCGGCGGATCCTTGTACGATGGCTTCTCCGAGTCGATCAAGATAAACTCCTCGTGCCCGCACCGCGGGCAGCCCAGCAGTGCCTCGTTCTGCAGGAACGTCATTTCAATGTCGCAGGTGGGGCAGCAGCCCCATCCCGGTTCAATGCCCGATCCCGGCATGATGCCACCCTTGATGGCCGACGGCTCCACCACGGTCAGATAGCGTTCCAACATCTTATCGCGATTCAGACCGTCAGAGGAATCAATGTCACTGGCCTTGGCCTTTACGGGCGGTGTTACCGCAACGGGTGGCTCTTCAGGAGCCGCGGTAAAATAGCTCAGTACAGAATTGGTCGGCATGCGCATGGGCGCCTGTGGAACTGCTGGTCCTGCACCCGTGGCCAACACCTCCTGCGCATCGAAATATTGGAACAGCATGTCGCCGACATCGAGAAAATAATCGAGCCGCTTCTCGTCCGACTGGATCTTCTGAATCTTTGTACGAAGATCCTCGGCAGAGTCACTCAGCTGGCGCCATTCGTCGCTGTACGCCGCAGCCGGTGGCAGTGCGTCCATTTTATTCTCAATATCATTCAACGCGGCGGTCAGTGTCGCGACCGACTGCTTGGTCTCCCCAAACTCCTTCATTTTCTGCTGGTGGTGGGCCTCCAGCGTGGTGGGTCTCAAAACGGGCCGCGCCTTCGCCTCCGAAATAGGTTCAGAGACCAGCACATCCCGTATTGACATTTCCTACTGACTTTACAGGTTTCACATCTTTAGCCCCGGTACTAGTAAAAATTATTGCAAAATCCGCGGTAGAACAAACAACTAAATTAGCCGTAGGACCATAGAGGATGACACAAGGAGGACTTTTGCAGCTCGTGGCGTATGGCGCTGCGGATGCCTATCTGACGGGGAAGCCCCAGATTACTTTTTTTAAATCACTGTATCGTCGGCACACGAACTTTGCCATGGAGTCGATTGAGCAGGTGTTCAACGGTGTCTGCAACTGGGGGAAGCGCGTTCAGTGCGTCATCGGGCGCAACGCCGATCTGATTCACCGGATGTATCTCCAGCTGACACTGCCCTCCGTAGATCTTAATGATCCATCGGTCAGTGACAGCGAGTCCGATCAGTTCCGTTGGCTGAACTGGATCGGGCACAATCTCATCCAGAATGTCTATATTGAAATCGGCGGCCAGCAGATCGACAAGCATTACGGCGACTGGCTGCACATCTGGAATGAGCTCACGCAGGCACCGGGCAAGCAGGCGGGCTATGCCGACATGGTGGGCAACGTACCGGAGCTCACGAATCTGATTACGCGCGTGGGAGCCGACGGCGGCTGCACGAATCAATGCACCGGCGGCGACCCTCACGCCACGGGAGAGGCCCGCAGCTGCTGCCCCGAATACACGCTGTACATTCCGTTTCAGTTCTGGTTCAATCGCCACGCCGGGCTCGCACTGCCACTGATCGCCCTCCAGTATCACGAAGTGCGCGTGACCCTAGAACTTAACCAGCTCCAGAATCTCTGCTGGACCAACAGTCCGTATGTGTTTGATGCCGTGAATGCGACGGGTGTCGTGGCCGCGTCGCTCTATGTTGATTATATCTATCTGGATACGGACGAGCGCCGGCGGTTCGCGCAGGTGGCCCACGAGTATCTGATCGAACAGCTGCAATTCACCGGAGATGAGTCGATCACGTCGGCGTCGAACAAGATCAAGCTGTCATTCAACCATCCTGTGAAGGAGCTCGTGTGGGTCGTGCAGCGGGATGCGTTTGTGGCCTGCGATGCCTCGGTAGATCCCTGGAAGGGGCAGCAGCCGTTCAATTATACGGATTACTGGGACCGGGCCGTGTTGGAGTCGAATTATTCGGGAGCCGTGACGGAGGGCATGGCGGGCTACAATCCCGTGGCCGTCTCAAATATTCAGTTGAACGGTCAGGATCGTTTTTCGGCGCGGGATGGACGCTACTTTAACTTGGTTCAGCCGTTTCAGCATCACACGAACATTCCTGCGGTGGGCATTAATGTGTATTCCTTTGCTCTGAATCCGGAGGAGCTGCAGCCGAGTGGCACGTGTAACTTTAGCAGGATTGACACGGCGACAATTACGCTGGTGGTGACGAACAACACCGTGAGTAGCGGAACCTCGACTTCTGTCACCGGAGGCTCGGCAAAGGTCCGTATTTACGCTAGGAACTACAATGTGTTGCGCATCATGGCGGGCATGGGCGGATTAGCATATTCGAATTGAGGAGATTTGCGAAGCAAAACGACGAATTTCAGAATATGCGGACAGATTAGCTTACAGCAACTGAGCGTAGCGATGTTAGCTGGAAGCGGACAGATTAGCATATTCGAACTAAGACTGCAGGTCGAGGTTCAGAATAAGCGGACAGATTAGCTTACAGCAACTGAGCGTAGCGATGTTAGCTGGAAGCGGAAAGATTTGCATATTCTAACTAAAGATTCACATAAATTCACCACTTTGCAAAAACCGGACACCTATTGTATCACGGTTTTCACGCTTTTAAAGCGATTTTGTTTCGACCGTCACCAGATCATCCGTCCGACCCCCGGATCTCCCCCGGGGCCGGCCAAATTTTTTTAGATCCCTAAAGTATAAGCAATGACATCCGGTGGTTTAATGCAGCTCGTCGCCTATGGCGCCCAAGACGTGTATCTGACGGCCAACCCTCAGGTTACCTTTTTCAAGCAGCTTTACCGCCGCCATTCTAACTTCGCGATGGAGTCCATCGAGCAGACCTTCAACGGTGTCGGCAACTTCGGCAAGCGTGTCCAGAGCACGATCTCCCGTAACGGCGATCTCATCACCCGTGTCTATGTCCAGGTGACTCTTCCCGCGATCGACCAGGCCCTGGTCCCTGGCCCCAACACCTTCTCCTGGGTGCCCTACCTCGGCCAGTACCTGATCAACAACGTCTATGTTGAGATCGGCGGCCAGCAGATCGACAAGCACTATGGTGAGTGGCTCCACATCTGGAATGAGCTCACGCTCCCCACGGGCAAGCAGCTGGCCTACCTCAACATGGTCAATGGCTATGGCGGTGTTCTCCTCGACGTCAGCGAGGCGACCTGCAGCCCCTGCGTCACGGAGACAAATGTCCGCGATGCCTCGATCCTGGCCTGCGCGAACCCCACGCTCATTGCCAGTGGTGATGACTGCGCCCTCGGCGCGGGCACGATCATCAACGGCGACAGCAACAGCAAGGTTCATGGCTGCATCCCTGAGCAGACCCTCTACATCCCTCTCGAGTTCTGGTTCAACCGCCACACGGGCCTCGCGCTTCCCCTCATCGCCCTCCAGTACCACGAGGTCAAGATCAATGTCGAGTTCGAGAACCTCCAGTACCTCTGCAACATTGGCACCATCTCAGCAACGGCGGCCCCTGAGACCACGAGGGTCCTCAGCGCCGTCGGTGGCCAGGGCCTGGTCGCGTGCTCTCTCTACGTCGATTACATCTACCTCGACACGGAGGAGCGCCGCCGCTTCGCGCAGGTCGCCCACGAGTACCTGATCGAGCAGCTCCAATTCACGGGCACGGAGTCGGTTACCTCCACGTCCAACAAGATCCAGCTCTCCTTCAACCACCCTTGCAAGGAGATCATCTGGGTTGTCCAGAACCCCAGCTACGTCGATTGCAACTCGAAGTTCAACAGCCCTTGGCGCTACACGGATGCCCAGCTCGGCAACCCCACGGCGGTCGCCAAGATCCAGCTCAACGGCCAGGACCGTTTCACGGAGCGTGAGGGCAGCTACTTCAACTTCGTCCAGCCCTACCAGCACCACACGAGCACCCCCGCGACGGGCATCAACGTCTATTCGTTTGCCCTCAAGCCCGAGGACCTCCAGCCGTCTGGCTCGTGCAACTTCTCCCGCATTGACAATGCGGTCCTTAACCTTACGCTCACGCCCGCGACCTTCAAGACGAACGTCGTTACTGTCACTCAAGGCGACAACGGCAACGACTCTGAATCGACGGAGGCGGCCCCTGGCTACACCAGGCAGTCCTCCGCGAATGTCAATATCTATGCGACGAACTACAACGTTCTCCGCATCATGAGCGGCATGGGCGGCCTGGCCTATTCCAACTAAATGCTGAGGCATTTAGTCGTCGTATGCTTCACGGTGCTGCGTCGGTAAAGGTAAGTATAACTTCTTATATCAGAGTCTCAGAGGCTCTGATACAAAAAGTGAAGGCGCTCTGACCATAGGCAGACCAGGTACGATGGAACCCATTACAGCCGCCGATTTCGACGCATCCTCTGCTGCCTGGATGGCCAACAAGATTCGCAAGGGACCCGCTCTGGCCTACAAATGCACTGCAAAGACCAAGTTGGGCAAACCCTGTTCGAATGCAGCCAAAAGCAACAGTCCCCATCTGTGTGGCCAACATTCTAATCACCGCCCTCCAGCACTTCGGCTCCCTCTACCGAAGCCAGCAGAAGCGATAGAGCATGAATCCGTCGCTCCATGAAGGAGTTGCCGGGCGCCTGCCGTGTCAGCCACTTCCAGCGCCATTCGAACTGGAGGGCGGGCACTTCACTGGCGAAGCCGCCGATCAAGAAGCGCCGCCGCCAGGCCCGGCCCTTGGTGGCCTTTGCGCCGCCGCCGATCTCTCCGTTGTGCTGTCGCAACCGTCGATTAGGATCCACTGTGGCACCGACGTAGGTTTTGGATCCGTCGAGCGACTGAAGCATATAGCAAAACCATGGCTTCTGATCCACTTCTGGATCAGTCGATTGGCTTGATTCGGTGTCGGACATACTCTTCTAATCGCGCCTACTCTTAGATGAGCAGCTTCTGTACGCGCTATGACGCCTCTGGTACCGTCTGGCCTGTCAGCAATTACCCCGGTGCGCTGTTTCCTTTACAGTCCCAGGGGCAATATGCTACAAATAAGGATGCATGGACCTTTTTTGAACTTGTGGAATCGACAGATGCGGCGACACGGGTCTATTGGAGCAATCAGGGAGGGTACCAGCCACCGGGCACATCGGCCTTTCCTCAAACACCGTCGCTGTGGTATCCCCTCTCTATTCAATCAGAACTGCTGCGCTATCAGGCGGGCCAACAACTGCACGTGCAGGCCTGTCCGGCCTATAACTGGGCCTCGCAGCGATCCTTGGGGATTCCTACAACGCCGCTGACCAATGTCTATCCGGCTGCTTTGTAAGCAAATACCATTGCTTGCAAAATACCCTCGCGGGTATGCCCTTTCGCGGAATCGAACCGCGGACCTTCTCTTTACAAGAGAGACGCTCTGCTACTGAGCTAAAAGGGCTCTGCTCTTTTAGCAAAAGTCTGCACCATCAGTGCTTTCTGAGCTAAAAGGGCTCTGCTCTTTTAGCAAAAGTCTGCACCATCAGTGCTTTCTGAGCTAAAAGGGCTCTGCTCTTTTAGCAAGAGCTTGTGATCCTACCGTGACTCGAACACGGGTTCTGGGATTCAAAGTCCCATGTACTAACCGACTGTACTATAGGACCGGCTACAAATTATCCTACTGTGATCCTACCGTGAATCGAACACGGGCTTTGAGAGTCAGAATCTCATGTACTAACCAACTGTACTATAGGACCTGCTACCTCGGTCCTGGGGATGCAAGGACCTGGGGCCCACAGAAACCGCAGACCACACCAGATGGACCTGCTAGACCCCTGGTTATTGTCGGGAATGATTTTGGTTGCGGTGACCGCGATCCTAGCCATGCTCTTTCTCTTTTTCCGCCCCGCTCCTCAGTCCGTAACACCCGAAACGGCCCGTGAGCTAATCCGCGACGGCTGGATTAGCCGAATCATTGATGTAAATGAGCCAATATTCTTTCACGAAGGTTCCTACAGTAATTCTGTGCATATTCTTATCAAGGATCTGGTCAAAGAACTTCCCCGTCTCGTACGCAATCACAGCCATTCCATTCTCTTTTACGACAACGAAGGTGGAGGGCGCGCTGCCTATGCCGGTTTGTTAGCTCAAGACCTCGGCTACACCAATGTTCGCTATCTCCGGTACGGCACCTACAAAGACCTCGAAGAAAGACGCCTCATGTACTAGAGGATGCCCGCTGCCAAGGCCATACCGGATACTTACACATTCATCGTCGCCGCTGCCGCCGGTCTCTTGGTCGGGGCCATTCTATCCTTTCTGTTCGGCCGTTTCACACTCCCCACCAAGATCCCGACGGAATTTACAATTGGTGGAATTCCTACAGGCGTCGTTCTGACGAATCTGGTCCTCGTCGTGATCGTGGCGGCTGTTGTCTTTTTCGCCTATGCCAGCTACGTGGTGCAGGATACAACCTTTCCGACCCAGCAGCCATGGCTCTTTCTGATCGAAACGCTGGTCGTTGCCTTTGTGCCCGCCTCGGTCATCTATGTAATCCTCGATTTCCGCCACGACGGTCGTCTAGAGCTCTCCACGCTCAATCTGGATTTCATTCTTCTGGCCGCCAAGTTCGGCATCTTCCATCTGCTCTTCCAGTTCAGCGGTCTCTACACGTATCTTGTGAATGCCTGAGTGGCGGTCTGCCAGATCAACGGCTTGTTGGCCCACGAATGAATCTGCGCCGTATCCGCCACCACGAGGCCAGCGGGTAGCCCGTAGAGCCGCGTCGTAAAGTCGAATGGATCCGTGTCAGTCGTAGAGGCCAACATGAATCCCCATTCGCCCTGGAAACTCGGCATCGACTGGCTGTAGAATCCACCGGTGCGAAACCGAATGGCCTCTGCTGTCAAGATCCGTTGAAACCCACCGCCGATCGAGCCGAAGGGTCGCACGGGCCCGCAGTGCGTTACAATAAAGCCTCCCGGCACCATGTGGTCCCGCAGATCCCGCCAAAAAGGCTCCGAATAGAGATACCCCGTATCGCCATCCGGGTCCGGCAAATCCAAGATTATCGCGTCGTACTGGCCCAGAGCAGGCAGAGCATCCCGAATGTCGGCCGCCTGATACCTGACACGCGGATCCGTATAGACGCCCGGCGCCCAGCCCAAGTGTTCCCTACAGAGCGCCACCAACTCCCCATCAATGTCGATCCAATCTACGTGTTCGGGCGCCCATTTGAGCACCTCTCTCACCGTGGCTCCCTCCCCTCCTCCGACAACGAGCACCCGAATGGACGGATCATGATGGTAACTGACCGCGGCCGCAGCCGCCGCCATGACGGGATGCACGAGCGTCTCATGATAGATGTGTTCGTCCGCCGCAGCCGACTGGAGTTCGCCGTCCAGAAATAATAAACGCCCATACGTGGGCGAATCGGCAATCACGATCGAGCCACAGGGGCCCGAACGCCCTTCATAAATACGCCGCGTGACAGGATACGATGTCTGCGCGTCCGATTCGGACACTTCGGTAATCATCTGCTGGTGTAGAGGAGCCCGGCTTTAACCCTGCTATACAGTAGAGAAATGATCCGTGTCAGCACCGTTGAAACAAGATATCGCAAGGAACCAGGCAAACCCGCCGTTTCCGTCATTCATCGGACAAATCTGGTCAATGACGAAGGAACCAACACTGTCACGGTTCTCGAAGGCAGCAAAGTCATCTCAAAGCATTCTGAAAAAATCCGGCGTCACACTGCACGCCGGATTCACCAGCGTAAGTTCGTCAAGGGCCTCTACAAGGGCCTGCAGCGGCGCACCCGCCGCCACTTGAGATCCAAGTCCAAGGCCCATCTATTCTTATAGCTTTCTTCCCGACCAGAGAAATGCTCAAATCCGACGCGTTTAAAAAATCCTACGGTGGCCAGAACCCTTAAAAAATCAAACCACACGTACGACCAAAACTAGGTCATACCAACATACGGGTCCTCTAGGATCCCCGGCAATTTAAAAAACGCGAACTCCGGCGTTCAAGGTTCAGAATAATGGCGCCGGCAAACGGGTTCGTACATTTCCGCGCCCCCCACTGCCACCTGGGCGTCGCGTTTTTTAATTGATCGCGTAAAAATGGCCGCCGTACCGTCCCCACAGGCACGACAGAGTGCTGTCTTTTTTTCTATGCTATCAGCAAGAGATCCCAGTGCCAATATATCTCCAAAGGGCCGGCGATCGGCATCGGAGTCGAGGCCGACAGCCACGACATGTTTATGGTGCCGATCGACCGCTGATCTCACAAATGGTATCAAGCATCCCACAAAGAACTGCGCCTCATCCACAACAATCGCCGTCGCCGCTGCAAACTCAGGCCACTCCAGTACTTCAAGAAGCGAACCAACCGGTACTCCTCGCGCCGGTAGCGCGGCCCTGTCATGATTCACAATAGCGCCCCCCTCAGAATAACGACGGTCAATGTCCGCTGTGAGGACCAATACACTCCGCCCTAGGCATTCATAGCGTCGCACCACGCTCTGAATTTCGCTGGTCTTACCAGCAAACATCGGACCGACTATTATACGTAGAGAACCCACAGATGCCATCGTACTCGGCCTGGTACTAACCAACAGCTGCGTCACATTTGCCCGCCTATATTCTACGGCCCTGTAAATGCCGGGCCCTCTTCTCGTCACTGGCGGTTGCGGCTTTATCGGGTCCAACTTTATCAACTACATGTTGGCGACCGATGCCTCGGCCGAGATCGTCAATATCGACTGTCTGAACTACTGCGCCTCCACTGCGAACGTAACACCGTCGCCACGATATCGCTTCATCCAGGGCAACATCACCAGCAAGGATCTAATCAGCCATATTCTGGTCGAATACAAGATCGACGCGATCGTCCATTTCGCCGCCCAGAGCCACGTCGATAATTCCTTCGACAATTCGCTGCAATATACGACGGACAACGTGGTTGGCACGCACACGCTGTTGCAGGCCGCCAAGGAATACGGCCGCCTCTCCATGTTTCTGCATTTTTCGACGGACGAAGTGTATGGCGAAGTCGATGCCGACCACCCAGGCTGCTGCGAGAAATCTCTGCTGAATCCGACAAATCCGTATGCCGCCACGAAGGCCGCCGCCGAATTCATCGCCCGCTCGTATTATCACAGCTTCAAGCTGCCCGTGGTCATTGTCCGCTGCAATAATGTCTATGGTCCGAATCAGTATCCAGAGAAACTGATTCCGAAGTTTATTAAACTCTTGAAAGAAGGCCGACAGCTGACAATCCACGGTCGCGGCGAGACTCGCCGCAATTTCATCTGGGCGGCGGACGTGGCATCCGCTACGCAGATCGTGTTGGAACGCGGCGAAATCAATCAGATCTACAACATCGGTACCGATTGCGAACACTCGGTCATGGATGTGGCGACGCTGTTGGTAGAACACATGACGACCGACAAGGATCTGTCAGCCCATGTAACCTACGTCGAGGACCGCCCCTTCAACGATTTCCGCTATGCCATCGATTCCTCGCGACTGCGTGCTCTAGGCTGGACCGAGGAGCATACGGATTTTACGGCCAATCTATTGAGTCTTATCAAGACGAGCCGCCAGGCACCGTAGGATCGATGTCTTGAGATCGGGCAGCGGCAGGCCTTCGGCTGCGCAAAACGCCTCCAGCTTCGCGGTCGTCATCTCATTGTTGGATCGATGCGATGCGATGAACTTCATCTGCTCCTCGTAACTGACATCATTCCATCTATGCGTCGGTGCCAACAGATCACGATACTGCTCCAAGATCCACCGGTGCTCCGCGACACCAGGATTGCAGAGATTGTAAGTACCTGCGGTCCGACGCTCAATCATGCGATCCAGAATCGGCCACATGTCGTCCAGCACCGTCATAGAATTCGGCACAGAGCAGATGTTGGGATACGATACCAGCTTGTCGATCAGATTGCGGCCACTCACCAGCCGAGAAATCGGCATCCGAATGCGAAGATGCAGGGTTCGCGAAAACCGCTTCATCTCCTCATTGGTAAAGCCCTTCATGATCGAGTACGACGAGCCGAAGAAATTGGGTCGGTCTTCCTCCGAAAACAGGCGTTGGTCGGCCGTGTAAGTGTAGATGCAGCCCGTGCCCAGATAGACAAACTGAATCTTGCGAGCCTCACAGATCTCCGCCAGATGAATGGGCGCCAAGTAGTTGTCGCGCATATTCTCATAGAGCCGGCCTGGCTTCTCAAGATAGTCGATCGTAGGCGATCCGGGGCCGTGGGTGCGGCCCAAAAAGGAGCACACGGCATCAGGTGCCACCTCATCGACTTCTGCTGCTGCCGCCTCATAATCCTCAGGCCTCGTCTTGGCGAGTACCACCGTGTGCTGCGTATTTGCCAGGAACTGTTGGCCAATCCAACCAGCGGCACCAAATACAAGGACACGCATTTTTATATGCGTATGTATTAAATGTGGATAATAACCCCATGCTGTCGTCCCTCCAATCTTGCGAAACTATATGATAGCATACAGTTTGATAAGATTAAGAAATGGATTATAGTCTATGATACTTCAAAAAATAGGAAATATGATAAATTATATAGCACGCATCCATCAATTATAGAAGTTGAATGTAATGCAATAGGCAAAGTGGGAAATGCACAGCGTAACTACGGCATGCAACTGGTGAAAGATGGCTGGATTTATTTTTTGGACGATGATAATATAATCCACCCTAATTTCTGGTCCATTATTGAATCATTGCACATTGATTCTTTTACCACATTTGATCAGCTACGCGATAATAAACAAGAAATTATATATGGTAATAACATACAGAGCGGCTATATTGATACCGCCATGTTTATTGTACATAAACGGCATATAAAAAACATACTGTGGCGCCCAGATCGTTATGATGCAGATGGATATTTTATTTTTGATATTTTGAATACGAATAACATTCCACAAATGTATATAAACCAAGTAGGCTGTTATTATAATTACCTTCGTCCTAGGCTGGCTGAGCGACCTAGGCGAAAATTTTTAGATTTTTTCCGCTAGTTTTTATGTATTAGATATTCGCAAATTAACATATTCAATGTGTTTTGGTATAACAGTAATAGATTTTTCATTTAATTTATCCATAAAAAATTTTTCAGAAATTATACTTGTTGTTTCACTATATATTTTTAAATGATCGAATAATTTACCACAATATGATATAATATTTGGTTTTCCAATGCACATCCTGTCATTATATCCTGCAAACCAATCCTTTACAGGAATAATAATATTATTATCATTTAATTCATTAAAATCATTTATATTGATTTTAGTATATAGTTCTGTATCTGGACGAATTATAATAGCATAATCATAATCATTTTTATGTTCATCAAAAAGTAAAGTGATTTGTTTTTTTGAATACAAAGCTAGGCACATATTTTTTATTAAATATTTTGTCAATTCAGGAGTCATTCCAGTCCAATTGCCTAAATTTTTATAATATTCATCAAAATCTATATTATCTGTTATTGTTTTTTGATTATCAAAAATAAAATATTTTGGATTTAATATCTCTTCAACATCTTCATTATTATAATTATCAGTTTTTTCTCCACTATAAACATTATTGTACGGCCCATAAATTTTATAAGTATGTATAAAAATATCATAATGGATTAAATTTTCATCCAATGGTGCAAATAAATTTTTTTTTATTGAATCGATTGTTTTTGCAAGTGTTCTCGTTAAACCAAAAAATAATATAGCCACTTTCATATACATATTACTAACATTAATTTGTACGCTTCCAAGCTTGGAAAAATTCACGTTCGCAGGGGCCCCATCCACCCCCTTGAGAATAAACCACTGAAAAATTATTCGCTTTTAAGACACTGTCAATATATTGTTTATGTGCAATATCACGATAGTCATTTTCCATAAGGATTAAATTTATACTGTCAAGTATCTCCGGCATATCTTGCAAAATATAATAGAATGCGCCCTCACAATCAAGCACAAGTGTATCAAATGTAATTTTATATTTCTGTAAAAGTTCTGAATACGTAATTACATCGACTGGCTTATAACCCGGAAGTACGATATCACTGACAAGTGTGTCCCAGCCTTGTTGGATTAATTTTCGTTTTGACAGTGCGGATTTTTCTATATTGAATGACATTTTATTAATATCACGATTCTCTTCCAGTTGCCGCGCTATACCGATATCGCATTCCATAACAACTAGATTAGCATCGCGCTTACCTAAAATATGTGAGATAATAAGAGAATTTCTTCCAATATTTCCGCCTATCTCTAATATCGTTTCACTACCAGTTAAATACCGAACCGCCATCTGCTGTTCAGGTAGCTCATCTTCAAATGATCCATAGTTTAATTTTAATTGTGCATGCATTTGATTGAGTTTTTCTGCAACAGGTAAAAAAGTAGATGGAATATTATCCATTATTTTATTTAAAGATACACTGATGCACAGTCTTTTCGTATGATCGTATGTGGTGGTTTCGCCATTTAAATCTATAAATACAGATTTTAGTTTCCCATGAGCTGGATCCGAAAAAAAAGCGGCTCGGTCGAAATCACCGGAAGGGATTATAATAAAATCTCCATCCCTCAAATTGGCATGACAGATAGATGTGACATCAATATTATGTTCAATGGTGCCATACCGTATTAACATTCTACTAGTACATATATTATAATAAATCGGTAATACGCCGACATTTAAAAACACCTAGATTGTCGTGGTTCCAAAAAGAGCAACGGACGGCCTAACTGAATGTAAAACTCCGTAAATAATGCGCCTTTATCGCTTCAAAAATCTTTTTCTCCACAGCTAGATCGTCAAATTGTTGCATAAATGCATTGGCATTTGCAATTATGCGCAAACACTCCTCTTCGTGATCATTGCACCACGCGATTACTTCTTCCAGATCTGAACAATCGGCGGCAAGCGGGACATAGTGCTCATAGGGCTTTAACAAGCCCTCCATAAGCCAACTCTCTACGGTAGGAGGGGGCATAAGAACCAGAGAATTAGAGGCCAGCTTCCAATTCAGCCCACTGTCTTTATCATTTCCGGGCAAACTGATAATATATTTGTACTTCAGCATTTCTGCAATAGTCAGCGGCGGTCTAACATATTCATCAGGGTAACGATCCCATGTTTGCGTTATTCCAATATTATGGAGAGATCCATACTTCTTACAAACTAGAATACGAGGATTATCTGTAGGAGATTGCAGTCCGGTCGGTGTTCCGCGCCATACACAACCATTTAATTTATTTCCCCAACGTATTGAGCATTGTCTTGATTCTTTAATGTGTCCCCAGTGACGAGCATATTCTGCGGGCCAGATAAGCCCGCCCGAAGGATCAGTAAGCCGGCGCACTTTAGCAAGAGCAGGTAGGCCCTCATTATCAATCCCATCGGCGCTTATAGTAAGGCAGGGTATATCTACTATCATTCCATGTTGGCCATGATACCACCAAAATCCAGGGGTTAGAGTACCATAATCAAATCGAAAATTCGGCACATTTGTGATACTAGGCCCTTGGTACCAGTATAATTTATTTAGGTTAAACTCCTTAGCAGTTGCAGGAATCTGTATTGTGCAGGGCTCTGTCCAAGCTCCCAAATAGTATCGTACCCGTTCCATACTACCAATAAACAACATAATATGTAGATGATAATTCCAGAAGATCTACCATAAGTGCTTTCAGTATCCAGACCTACAATTTAGAATAAGTATCGTTCTAGTTCGATCCGGACATCACAGGCGGTATTATTCATCTACATTTAACCATATTGAACCTCCCGAAAAAACACCACTAACTATGTTATTTTTTCTTTCATATGTATTTTGTTGTAGTATTTCTAATTCATTCTGATATTTGTACGATGAATAAGAATTACAAAATTTGATACTAAATTTTGTGTTGTATTGTAAAAATGTGTATAAAAAATATTGTTCATTCCAAAATCTTCCTTGTTTTAACCAATCCAATGGATAATCATAAGGAAAAAAAATGTCGTGAATGTGAATTAATACATTTTTATTTAATAATGGAAATATTTGTGTAAAATAAAACATAACATCGCTATCTAATTTTAATACATGACTCGAGTCAATAAAGAGTATATCATTTTGCGTAAGTGTAGTAAAAATTTGTAAATCAACATTTTCTAAACGATCCTCTATTAAGGTTATCTTACCAGTGCTATGTAAATTCTTTAAAAAATCACTTGGATATGGTTCTATGCATATAATATCTAGATCTAAATTAAACATTAGTTTTGTATTATATGTTAGCAATGTTGAATTTCCTGAACCTATTTCTATAATTTTTGTTGGTTTGTTTTTTTGTAAAAAATAATGTAATAATCGTGCGTCCATCCATTCAAACGCCCCATTTAATAAAGTATATTGTAAATTATTTTGTCTGGTTGTTACATCTGTATGTCCAAATTCTTCATCAAATTTTACTAAATAATTATTAATGTCACTTAATATTGATTTGTGACTTTCTTCGTTAAAATCTAAATTTAAAAATTTTGTATTATTATTATTATAATCTTTCGTTATATTTGGAATCACTGAATAAAAATGACCGGGGGGGAAATTTTCATTAATCATATTATATAATAATATGATTAATTAATTATTATTTAAACGCATAATACTCTCAATTTGTAATGCGCCAATACTTCTTCTCAGAATGATTTTTACAGCCTGCAGGAAGCAATTCAACAACGTGGATCAACTTATCATGCCGAAATTCTGTCTTCAATGAAGGATCCTCTTCCCATTTCCACAAGGGTACCGTGATGCCAAACATCTTAAAACAGTCGGATCCCAAGTAGATAGCATTCTTACCGGGTAGCGCAGTGCGAATAAAATTAGTCAAGGGCGGGCCATACGCTCCGCACCCAAGAATTGCAGTATCAAAATTGTATCTACTTATTTCTCTTTGAATAGCTTCACATGTCTCAATCATTGTGTCATGTGGATATTCCATACCCGCAGTTGTCTGCGGCGTTTTAATACATTCCAGCGTAAAATTCGACACAGGAAAAGTCCAAAATGTTTGAAGACCTCTAGCATATCCAGCACGGATAGAATCAACCGCATTCCCAATATATAGAATACGTTGCCCTTCAGATTTCTGTAAGATTAATTTATATAGATATCCATAATTATAGTATCTGCATTTCATGTTCATGGCTGCAAGTAAGCATAAATCATTATTCAAAAAATTATAAGACGATGTATAGGTGGAATGTTTTATAAGATCTACCGTTGTCCGACACCACCAGTCCAGAACCTCGGTACGTCGCGTACGGTCTGAATAATACAGGCCGGCATTTGTCTTCATATACGAATCAATCGTATCGGGCGCTGTGATCAAATGGTCTTTAACCGGAAAATGTAATAGATATTTGCACAAAAAACTGCTTTCAACACATCCCAGGCGTGTTGTTACAAGAAGCCCTTGTGAATAAAGGTGGAGTAGCTCGTTGATCTGATCACTGCTTTCTTGAATGTCGGTATTTATTGCGGAGCGATCGTCTGCCATACCAATCGTCGGGTACTTTTTTAAAAAATCGGCATTGTTGTCGCATTGTTTATAGAAAGCCTGCACATTTTGCCAAGTATAGCTCATTCTAACAAAAATATAAGATTTTAACCAGGCCCTAGAACCGCGTTTAACGTGTCTGTATGATGATCCTTATTAAAGGATTTAATCAACTCCGTATAATATTCATACTCAAACTCATACTCTGCCGATGTACGCTCCAGTGAGCTCAATAGTTCAATCAGCGCAGGCGCCGAACCGTATATAAGCGGTCGCTTGCTTTTCGCCACATAATATGTAGGAAATCCGCCATCTACCGTAATAGGAATGCAGCCATGGGCCAGCCCCTCCACCATGCTAATCCCGAAATGTTCGTAGGAATAGGCTTCTTTAATTTTATCACGACCAAATCCGGTCGCATTAATAATAAATTTAGAGCCTTTCAGTACTCTTATCTTTTCTTCATCAGAGCAATCAATATGGAATCGTACGTTTGCCTTGCTTAGCTTCTTTAAATGCGCCAGCCACGGTTCAGAGTAGCAGGCACCTATCACGTGCAACGTGTAAGATCGGTTCGTACTCGCGTTAAAGGCCTTAATGACCTTGTCAAAATTCTTATTATGTGCATGATGATCGTATTCGAATATGCGCCCACACACTACAAAGGTATTTTCTTGTTTAAAAGATTTATCCAACTCCAAAGACATACATGATGGATATAATACAGCAATCTTTCTCTTCTCTGGTTCCGGCACATTCAGCACATAATTGCTTTTTGTGAATTCAGAGTTAAGTATAATATGATCATAACTTGAAAGATAATCTTTGCATTTATTATTCACTGAAAATGGAAACTGGCAATGATATATATTCGTAACTCCCTTTGCCGTGACCGTTGGATACGTGGAATTTTCCATATTGAAAAAATAATCGGGTACCAATTGAAATGGAAATGGCGTATTATAAGGAAATAGAACTATTGAATCAGCACTGCCGATAATAGAATTAATTGTTTTTAAAGCAACCGCAGTATTCTCATTGACCTCGATAACAACAATGCATTTTTTCACAGTTTTGAAGTAGTTGCAGATATCAAGTAAATATTTTTCTCCGCCACCGATATTTAATCCATAGGGAGTACGAACATGTGCAAACTTAAATAATGATTTATAAAGACGTAACTCCCATGCGGGATCACACAGCCAAAAATTATGTCCCGCCAAACTGTCACGGCTATATTGTGTTTCTGTCGAAAATTCGAATGCGTCCGCCCACGTGGCTACACGTCCAATGCCGAGTTCCTGCATATTTTTGGAAAAATACACATCTTCAGGGAGAACAGTGGAGCCGGTATGTGCCATATACCTTGCGGTAGAAGAATTAGGTCGCGTGTCGGCAATCGCCCGTTTAGCAATAACCTCTAGCATAACCGATTTGGAACGAAGGCTAAACCCGCCATTTCCAACTAGCACCGGCGCATCGTTCTGATTCAAGGGCCACGGCGCGCCAATATAATCCCATTGTAAAAATTTGTCGATACCGCTGCGAAACATGACCGAATCTTCCTGATAAATTAACAACTTTTCACCTGTTAATAGGTTCCAAAAATCGGCAGACGCTAATAGAGTACTGTAGGTCGATGGTGTAAGATTGGAATAGGGGGTTTCAATGACACGTATGTTTGTATGGATGGCCGCCGCCAGTTGTACCATGTATTCATAATTGTCTTTCCCACAAACAATCGTATAACTCCACTCTGATCCAAGAAACCGTATTGTATTTCGTATTAGAAATTCAATGTGTGGAAAGATACGATATTCAATTAAAACTGCCTCATTTCGTTGTCCCACGTCAATTTGCGGAACAGTAAAGAGACGCATGTAAGGTATATAATGATTGCAAAAATCCCTGAAACCCTGTTTAATAGTTGGTGAATCCTTCATGTTAAAAAGCGTCGCCTGTTTAAAATAGCAGATGGATAGACGTTCTAGGACAAATGGCGCGTGCGGATAATAGGGTACCTTGCACAATGCCATCAGTTCCGATTTGTTCATTCTTCCATCTACATAGACGGCATCGGTAAGAATGAGCGGATGCGACATGACTGCAGGATGCAATGCCGTCTCATACCAGTTAATAAAACCGGCCATCAAGGCGGGTGTAGCGATCCAATAGTTCGAATAGGCGGTCGGCGGAGACTCCATCCCTAATGATCGCAGTGCCTCCTTTGCTATAGTCAGCAGATGCGGATGATCATTTGTAAGAGGCTTGGTAGTTTCAGAGAAATGATGGAACCCTGAGGTCCATTTTGTTGGATCCCGAATAATTGCATTCACTTTCCTTAAATCAATCTTTCTATAGGCTGAAAAAGAGAGAGTGCCGACCATGGCGCAGTCCGCCCATTCGTCTTTGATTTCGTTCAACTGCCGCCAAAAGGCATTTTCAAACGTGCAGTCTTGGTATTTCATGCGAATGGGAATCGCCCAGGGGTACGGTTTATAGATGCGGGCTGCTTCCTGCAGGCGTGTGTCATTATGACAAAGAATATAGACGCGAACCACTGGTCTGACTTCTGATCTGGCTACTGGTCTGGCTTCTGGTCTGGCTTCTGGTCTGGCTTCTGGTGTAGCAACCATAGGCCTGACAACCATAGGCCTGACAACCATGGGCCTAACAATCGGTCTAGCAACAGGGCGACCAGTCAATGACCGCAAAATGTATGATCGCAGCATGGAACTACCCGCATATGCCACTGTTACTGCCCCTACTTCAGTAGATGGCTCGTGGGTAAATTCACCAGGTTCCAGAAAACAGACACCGCCATGTTTATAAAGCACACAGGCCGCCCATAACAGTTTTTGCTCCGCCGCATCTAATGCATCATACCTATCCAATATTTGACGCGGATAATAACTTTTTATGAAGGCCCGTGGATCGCTCACATGAATTACTTCATAGCCTTCTTTGGTCGTAGGTACCATAGTATAAATCACGCTAGGAATCACATCACTTACAACCGGTGAAAATAAAATAGAAGGTGCCGGTTTCGGTTCAGCAGGCTCGTTTCGGGCTCGTAGCGCCACCCTCCTCACTAACATCTAAAGAACTCCACTAATTTACACCAAAGTTGATCACCGCGGCACCGCCGGTTTAAAAACATTAAAGCATATCAGGTATGCCAAATCTTTCTCACAGTTCAGAGACGGAGGCGATTGTGGGCATCCAATTCTGCCTGTTTGGACCCGATGAGATCGAGCGGCGATCCGTCGTGGAGGTCACGAGTCACAGCACACAAGAGGGCAAGATCGGCGGTCTGGCAGACCCGCGCATGGGCGTACTGGAGAACGGCAAACTGTGCCGCTCCTGTGGTCTCAATAATCACGGGTGCCCGGGCCACTTTGGTCACCATCGCCTCGTCCGGCCCATTTACTACGCCCAATTCTTCAAAATGGTTCTCAAGATTCTCCGCTGCTGCTGCATCAAGTGCGGCAAGATCCTCATCAACAAGCAGACCGCCAAGGGCCTCAAGAGGGCCAAGGGCGAAAATCGCTGGAAGATGGTGCTCGTCGCCTGTCAGGAGGTGACCCGCTGCGGCGAACAGACAGAGGATGGTTGCGGCGCCCGCCAGCCCCACCGCTATCACGAGGAGGACATGTTTCGCATTGTGGCCGAGTTCAAGGGACTCGGGCCCGAAGGTGAAGGAGGCGCCGCCACGAATCTCCGCAAGTTCCTCGAACCCGAGTACGTGCATCGACTCCTCCGCCGTATCAGCGACGAAGACGTGGATTTTATGGGATTCAATCGCCTCTGGTGTCGGCCGGACTGGATGATGTGCACAGTCCTCTCGATTCCGCCGCCGCAGGTACGTCCCTCGGTGCTCCAGGACAACAACCAGAGGTCGGAGGACGATCTGACACAGAAGCTCATCGACATCATCAAGACCAATGAGACGCTGGGTGACAAGATCACCAAGGGGGCCAAGAAGCGGGCGATCGATGACTGGACGTTGCTGTTGCAGTATCACATCGCGACCTATGTCGATAACGATATTCCGGGGGTGGCACAGTCGGCTCAGCGATCCGGCCGCCCTCTCAAGTCGCTCCAGCAGCGTCTCGGCACGAAGGAGGGGCGCATTCGCAACAATTTGCAGGGCAAGCGCGTGGAGTTCTCTGCGCGGTCGGTCATTACGCCGGATCCCAACATCTCGGTCCAGGAGCTCGGTGTGCCGCTCAAGGTGGCGATGAATCTGACGTTTCCTGAGCGCGTGACGGCCTACAACATTGACCGGCTGTATTCGCTGGTGCAGAATGGCCCAGACAAGTATCCAGGCGCCAAGTCGGTGCAGCGGGCCTCCACGACGTCGGAAGGGGGCCGCATGATCAGTCTGAAGCACGTGAATACCAAGACGATCCAGCTGTACGAGGGCGACGTCGTGAATCGCCATCTCATGGACGGCGACGCGGTGCTCTTCAACCGTCAGCCGTCGCTGCACCGCATGTCGATGATGTGTCACTTGGTGCGGGTCCTGCCCTATTCAACATTCCGACTGAACGTGTCGGTCACGAAGCCGTATAACGCTGATTAACAAAGAAGCAAAGTTGATGCGTTGCCACCGGATAAATCTGTATTATAATAGTAGGAATGAGCATGATCGGCAGTGTGTATAAACTGTCATGTGTGCCAACGGGCCTCAGCTACGTGGGTCAGACACGCGATACCAAGATAAAGGCGGGGAAGCCCTACGCCTATGGTGTCACAGGTCGCTGGAATGACCATGTCAGTTGCAAGAGTTCAACGCTCCTGGGTCTGGCCCTCCAGACTCACGGACCCGGTGCCTTCAAGGTGGAGACTTTGGAGGCGGGGATTCCAGAGGAGCGACTGGATGAACGCGAGGCACACTGGATAACAGCACTCAATACGCTGACACCGAATGGGTATAATAAGATGCGCCACGGGCGCTGTCGCCACCGCGATGCTTCAAGTCTGTCTGAGTTCTATGCGCCCCGTACAACGGGCGTGCGACTTGTACAGATCAAGCGATTGGGCGAGCCCCATCTTATTTATGCCTATTTGCGACAGACCTCCGGCGAGGAGGTTCGTCTAGTGTTCGGTCAGGGCGAAGGTAGCACGTATGCGACGGCGATCGCAGATGCCACCCACTTCCTGACAGCGTTTGAGTCTGTTCCAATTGAGGCGGATCCCCGCATTCTTAGCACGACCGCAACCGAGTACGATACCAAGTTGGCGCGGTTCGATGACGTAACAGTTGATCGAATCCGTGTCGCGAAGTTCAATACTCTGGCAGCGGTTTATGTTGATAAAGCGCGAATCTGCTTCGGTGGAAAGACCAGCACATATGAACAGGCAGTACAAAAGGCCTTGGCGTTTGCTCACGCCCTATTACAGAAACATCCGGAAGCAACTGTCATCGACGATGCGTCGAAGTCAGCAACAGGTGGCTGCCTGTGAGGTTGTGGAAACACCTCATGGGGAAAACAGTGTAAGTTCCGCCGCACGGTACCCGTCTCATCCGGGCATCAGCGATATAACCATCTAGTCTCGGAGCGCGTGCGCTCCTTGGCAAGACCGTCAAATTCAGGGAAACCCCTAAAACCAACAGGTACTGAGACCCGCGGAGAAAGACCGCAATGGGTATGTGAGATGTCACTGCAGTAACAACCCTGGTGGATTCGAGTCGCGATGATCTGGCAAATCATCGAGGCAAGAAATGGGCAATCCTGAGCCAAGCTTCTGTAGAGAGAAGAAGGTGCAACGACTTGACGTCGGTCGATTGGTCCTAGTGAGGCCAGTTTAAGGTAAAGTCTATTCCTGAGGGAAACTTCAGGTTACGTCATGAGTGTGACGTAAGTTCGACGGAGATGAGATGAACATGCATGTGCCGCAGTCCGTAGAGGCTGCCACGGAGCTGCGCGAGATCGCCGCAGTTCCCAACCAAATGATCAGTCCGCGCCTCTCGAAGCCGCTGATTTCAATTGTACAAGACACGCTGGTGGGCGTCAATCGGCTCACACGGCCCACCGAATTCTTCACGCAGCGCGAATATATGAATCTCCTGGTGCATAGCAAGCGCTGGGATGGCAAGATTCCGCCGCCCGCTCGTCCTGCATCTGGCGATAACCCTGTGCCCCTATGGTCGGGCCAGCAGGTTGTGTCGGCACTGCTGCCCTCCATCTATATCGCCTGCGGCAACAAGGTCTGGGACAAGACGAGCAAGTCCGATCAGAATTACGTGATCATCAACAACGGCAAGATCGAGCAGGGTATTCTGGATGGTGACATCTTTGAAAAGGCCCTGATCCACATTCTCTACAACGACTTTAGCCCCGAAATGACAGTGGATTTTATCGACTCCCTCCAGGCCGTCGTGGCGGCCTACCTTCAGAACAACGGCTTCTCCGTGGGCCTGAGCGATCTGATGGCCGATGCCGACACTCTGGCCACGATCGCCACCGACATGAACAAGCTTAAGAAGGAGATCGAGGCCATGCAGCTCCAGCTGCACACGGGTCTGTTTGACAATGCATCGGGCCGTACGAACCAGGAGGAGTTTGAGAGCAAGGTCTTCCAGACGCTCGACAAGGCCATCGGTGCGGCCGGCAAGACGGGCCTCAAGTCGCTGGCCGCCAATAACCGCATGGTGAATATGGTAAAGTGCGGTTCCAAGGGCGCGGACCTTAACATCGCTCAGATGATTGCGCTGCTCGGCCAGCAGTCGATCGAGGGCAAGCGCATCGGCTACGGTTTCCAGGATCGTACGCTGCCGCATTTCAAGCGCTACGATGACGGCGCCGAGGCCCGCGGTTTCATCGAGTCCTCCTTCGTCAAGGGACTGACACCGGCCGAATTCTTCTTCCACGCCATGACGGGTCGTGAGGGTCTGATTGATACGGCAGTGAAGACGGCCGATTCCGGCTATCTGCAGCGTCAGCTCGTCAAGACCATGGAGGATCTCATGACGTACCATGACGGTACTGTCCGCGATACGGGCGGCCTCATTGTGCAGTTCGCGTACGGCGAAGACGGCACGAGCGCCACCAAGATTGAGAATCAGCCCATCGACCTAGCCAAAATGTCGGCCACGGAGATCCGTGCGCGCTTCAGCATTGACGATGTCGCCGCCGAAAAGAGCCAGGCCCACCTCAGTCAGATCTTTGCGGATCGCGACATGCTGGTACAGAATGTCTGGGGCAACAAGGTCAATACCACGGTGCAATCCGCCGTGCATCTCGGTCGCATGATCGCTGATGCAGTCGTCCAGATGGGCCTTGCGCCTAAGACAGGTGCGCCGGTCACAGGTGTGCATGTGCTCGACACAATCGATGCCATCCGCTACCGTACGAGTCCCAATAATCGCCTCTGGGCGGCCCTTCTCCGCTACCATCTGAACCCTCGCGATCTCATCGCCAAAGGCTTCACACGCAGTGCCTTTGACTGGCTGGCCGAGCAGATTGTGGTCAAACATATGAAATCCTGGGCCGCGCCAGGGGAGATGTCGGGAATCATCGCCGCGCAGTCGCTGGGCGAACCCACAACTCAGATGTCCGTCACAAAAGAGACCTGGGTCTCGGTCCGGAACACAAAAAATACGTCACTAACTTTCACGGGCCAGGTGGGGGTATTCATCAACAATTTAATGACCCAATATTCGGCGGACCTGAAGACGGTTCCCGGCACAACCGATAGTAAAGTCCTCGATTTGCCACCGGAGTGGGCGATCATGGGTGTCAGCAATGAGGAAAAGACCAGCTGGAAGACCATTTCGCAGATCAGTCGCCACCCGGCGAATGGCGGCCTGGTCCGCGTGACCACCAAATCGGGTCGCCAGACGACGGCCACGCTGAGCCACTCCTTCTTGAAGCGCACCACGAACGGGATTGCCGAGATCAAGGGATCCGACCTCAAGGTGGGCCAGCGCATTCCTGTCGCGGTTCGTGTGCCCGAGAGCCCCGAGGCCCTCACCGTCTTCCGCGATTTCTTCCTGACGAAGGACTTTGGCTGGCTGGTGGGCATTTACCTGGCCGATGGATCGCTGATGGGCAACACGGTCAAGATCACCAAGATCCACCCTATGGTCGAGGAGCGCATTCGTGCTCTGGCTGTACTCTACGACTGGTCCATCACTGTGCGTCATTACAAGGGCTCCTATGGCCCATCAAAGGAAACCAACATCAAGTCCGCTGCACTCAAGGTCGCGCTGCTAGAGCTCTGCGGCACGGGCTCCTTCGACAAGTTCATCGGCCCCGCGATCCACCACGCCAACAAGGAGTTCATCGCCGGCGTGCTGTCGGGCTACTTTGACGGCGACGGCAATGTCAATGTCACGCGCCAGCAGATCCGCGTGGGCAGCCGCTCATCTGCATTGATCCGCGGTGTAGCTCGCCTGTTGCCCGTCTGCGGTGTCTTTGCCACAATCTGTGAAGAGACCTCTATCCGGATCCCGGGTGCCGTCATGCACACGCTCAATGTCATTCGCAAGCACGCCGAACGCTTCCAGAAGGAGATCGGCCTCAGCCTTCCCGAAAAGGCGGCGGCGCTGGCCCAGATTGTCGCCTACAATGCGCGTCCCGATGTCCATAGCCTGAAGGAGGAGCTCGACATGATTCCGGAGCTTGGCGACGTCATTGCCGAGACGGGTCGCCTTCTCAAGATGCCCGGCCAGAGCCGCACGTACGGCCGCTACGGATCCGACAGACCAACGCCCAAGACGGCAATCGGTCGCCGCACACTGGATGCCTTCGTCAAGGACTTCTGCGACATGATGGCGATCCACGTGGATCCCGCCGTGGAGCTGCAGGTGAAGCGCAATCTGGCGATCCTGGAATCGGCCCGCCAAAGCGACCTTCTCTGGGACGAAATCACGGCCCTGGACATCCTGGCGGACCCCCATGAGCTCGTGTATGACTTCACCGTGCCGGGCAACGACAGCTTCATGGTGGATGATTCGATCTTCGTGCATAACACGCTCAACACCTTCCATTTGTCCGGTGTCGCCGCCAAGTCGGGCATGACCCGCGGTGTGCCCCGCTTGAAGGAGCTCCTCAAGGTCACGCAGAATCCCAAGGCGACGTCACTCACGATCTTTCTGCGACAGGATCTGCGCAAGTCGAAGGAGGAGGCCCGCCGCCTTGCCCAGGAGCTCGAATTCACGATGCTCAAGGACCTCGTGACGGTGAGCCGCATTTACTATGATCCACGCGACGCCGCCACTCTCGTGACGGAGGACACGGAGTGGCTCAACTTCTTCTCGGCGTTTGAGGAGAATGCGGCCCCCGCAGGAGAGGCCAGCCCCTGGATCATCCGTCTGGAGCTCGACCGTGAAAAGATGTTTAACAAGAACATTACGATGGACGACATCGGATTCGTGCTGCGCAAGGCGATGCCGATCGAACTCACTTACACGGACCACAACAGCAGCCAGATGATCTTCCGCATCCGTCTGCAGCTCACGCAGAAGACGGGCACGCCGCCCCTGGACGACCTCACAACGATCAAGAAGGCGCAGAATGTGCTGCTCACGCAGACACTGGTGCGCGGCCTGCCGGGCCTGCGATCCGTAAGCTTCCGTAAGCTCGAGGAGGGCGACGCGGTCTTTGAGAAGAATCCCGCAAACGACGACAAGTACGAGGCCGTGGATCAGTTTGTGTTGGACACCTTCGGCACGAACTTCTTGGACGTACTGGTGCATCCGAATGTCGATGGCACGCGCCTTCTGAGCAACCACGTCCATGACATTAACGAGAACCTGGGCATTGAGGCGGCGCGCCAGGTGCTGTTCCGCGAGATCTTCAGTCTCTTTGAATCGGCCGCGCCGGTCAATTACCGCCACGTCGCGATCCTCTGCGATGCTCTCACGAACCGCGGCCGGCTCATGTCGGCGGACCGCATCGGCGTCAATAAGAAGACGAAGACGGGATCGCTGGCGAAGGCCTCCTTTGAGCAGACGGAGGACATCATGCTCAGAGCGGCAATCTTCGGTGAGTTGGACCCCGTGACGTCGGTGTCAGCCAACATTATGACGGGTCAGCCGATCCGGGGTGGCACGAGCTTCACGCAGATTCTGTTGGACGAGGCGGCGCTCCAGGAGTTCATCACATCGGCCCCGGCGGCCAAGAAGGTGTTGGAACGCGCACCGGCTCTTGTGCAGCAGCAGATCGATGAGCTGTTGGAAACCAAGGAGGCGCCCGGCTGCAGGACAACGGACCTCAGGATACCGGCCGCGTTGCCGCCGATGGATCCGCATATTCCGGCGGGTGCGGTCGATTTGCCGGAGCTGGATGTGATTGAGGTGGAGGAATAAACGGCGGGATTAGTAGAATGGCATCAGCGCCGGTACAGAAAGAGTACTTACCCAATGAAATCTCTAATGCATCTGGCAGGTCATATCCTTTTTTACAACCAAAAGATCTTGAAATAATACAAATATTTTTAAATAAAGTAAAAGATGCAGGATGTTTTGAATATCCTAGAAGCAAGCCAGGGTTTATGACTAGTATGGTAGGGGGGGCTCCAAAAGCAAAAGATACAGAATATAATTTTGAGGGGGGAGATTTTACTCCTGGTTTTGCTACTACTGGTTTTGCTGCTGGTAAATTAGAAGATCTTTTAAATGAAGCTACATCTAGACCAGAATATAAACAAAAATTAGCAGGATTTTTAATGAAGTATTATTCTAAAGATACACGCTTAGGGCGTGTTCTTTTTACAGGTAATGATGCATCAATGATAAAATCTACGCCTATTTATCCATATAAATTTGGTTCAAATACAAGTTCATTTAACTTGGCTTTTCTTATTAGAAATTTAGGGCTAGAAGATAATCTTGTAGGGCCTGACCAACTAGGCGGCCACCGTCGTAAGCGTAGCGGCCGTAAGACTCGCTCCAAGAAGGGTCGCAAGACCCGGCAAAATAATCGGCGTTCAAAGTAAATGGAGAACCAAGAAGAAGTCGTAGTACCAGTCGAGGAACAAAAGGAGCGCACATGGTCTTCTTATTTTGGGTTCGGCGGGTCTAGGAAGAACCGTAAGGCTAGGAAGAGCCGATCCCGGTCTAGGTATTTTGGGGTAGGTGGTGGTGGTGAGCCGTATGATCCGATGGTTATGCGGCAACATTTTAGCCAATTTTCTAAAGGACCAGCTGAAAGCACCGTTGCATATGTAGAGAAGACTTACACAGATGATGCAGCGGGCTATGAGGCTGCGATAGCTGATGCTAAGCGTATTATTTTAAAAAATCAAACATTGCCATTAGATGTCAATGACATAAGTGAAAAAGAACATGCAATAAAGGAAGCTATAAGGATATACGGAATAGTAAATCGAGGTAAGAATGAAGAAGAAGCTTCTAATGCAGTCAATCGGGAACTTGGTCTTTTACGTCAAAGCGGCGGCTACCGCAAGACGCGAGGCCGTAAGGCTAGGAAGAGCCGATCCCGGTCTAGGAAAAGCCGCGGTCGTAAGGGGAGGAAGAGCCAGAGGCGGCAGTAGAAATACTCTTCCGATCATGCGATTAATTTAGTAACAGGAGATAGAATGGCAAATCTGTTTGGGGGGGCTCCAGGTGATGGACGAGATCCATTCGTAGTAGCACAACAAAACCAAGTAGCATATGATAACGCAGTGGCGGCATATGCAGCAAAGCCTGATACTACAACATATGATGCTGCAGTTGCTGCAGGGACGGTTATTGATAAAAGTAAAGATGTAGTGGAGAATGAATTAGATGCTGCTTTAAAAGCAGCACAAGCAAAGCAACCAGGATCCCCAATGAATGTCGGACATCAAGGCGGTGGCTACCGTCGCCGCCGTAAGAGCCGTGGTTCCAGGAAGAGTCGCAAGGCGCGCAAGTCTCGGAAGAACTGCCGTAACTGAGTCTAAACGCAAAGGTCCGTACCCCTAGTATGGAGAACACAGTACATTGGCTAGAACCCATCGGCGAACAGCCCACGAGTCCTACCCAAGACATCAAGCTAGCCACAGGCACCCCGACAAATATTTTGCACACGCCCCTGCACGATCGGCTCCTTACCCTGAAAAACGAAATCGATCGCGTGGCTCCCGTCGGCACCTGGGACGATGCCAAAAAGATCACCAATCCCTACGAATACATCTTTCTCTCCCTCCAGCGCCGCATGCCCTGGTCGATCGCCGCTCTCCAGCCGCTCAGCCGATCCTATTTCAAGATGATCGAACTCTGGGATCTGCTGGGCCTCACAGCGAGAGCGACGGCCCACTCCGCCGAAGGCCCCGGCGGCTTCCTGGAGGCAATTCAGGATCGATCCAGCAGTCGTATTCCTATGATCGCAATGACCCTCAAATCCACAGAGCGTACTGTGCCCGGCTGGCGCAAATCCCAGAATTTCTTACACAACCATCCCGAAGTCCTGATCACGTACGGAGCCGACGGGACCGGCAACCTCTATAACCTTGCCAATCAGGCCGCCTTTACAGCCGCAGCGGCCGCGACCTTGACGGAAGGCAAAGCCGATGTCTATACGGCCGACGGGGGCTTCGATTTCAGCGCCGACTTCAACGGTCAGGAAACCACCGTCCAGCGCCTCTTGATTGCCGAAGCCCTAGCTGGTCTCACGACGCTCCGTGTGGGTGGAACCATGATCCTCAAGCTGTTCGATATGAAGAACAAGGCGACCCTCGACTTTATCTGGATTCTCTCTTCCTGCTTCGCCCGTACAGGCCTCGTAAAGCCCCGCACCAGCCGCCCCGCCAACTCCGAACGCTACTGGATTGGCTCCGGCTTCCGAGGTGAAACCAAGGCCTGGATTCTGGACCTCTTCCGCACTCTGACAGCGACCGATGCACCGGTCGGTTGGGATCATTTATTTGCACAGCCCTTCGACTATTCGCCTGCCTGGATCACCGGCATTCAAGCCTTTCAAGAGCAGATAGAGCTCCATCAATTCAATAAGATTCAAATGACATTGAACCTTATCAAAGCGCCTACCCGCGATATCATCAGAGACCTTCTGGTTGGAAACATCCGGAACAGCCGGGCCTGGTGCGCGACCCATCGCATCCCTCTCAACGGCCGATATGCCGGCCTTACGGACGACCAGGTTGCTTCACTGAATCTGGAAGAGGCACTGGTTCCATTCCAAGCTTCGGTCGCACGAACGAATTTACCAGGATCGTTCCGACCGCCACCGATGCATCATGCGTCGTCCGAGACCCCCGTTCCACGGACTCCAGCTGGGCTAGCATGGCGTACAGCATTGCCGGCGAGTGTCTTGGGTCGAGCACCATCGCAAACAGCCGGGGGTACTCCTCCTTTTGCGTCGCAAGCGACGCCTCAATCTCCTCCTTTGACAGACCACGGGCCTGTGCCGCCTTGACCGCCTCGACCATGGCCCGGGCCCCTACGGAGCGCTTGGACTCGCGGATCTCGGCATCCATCTTGCGGGCCTCTTCGGGATTCGCCATTTCGCGCGCCAGCTTCTCCTTAATGGAATCGGGCTTGAGGGTCGTCATTCTAACAGAACGATCGCCAATTTCTTTATGTGCGAGAACGCAGAGGGATGTCACAGGGTACCGCCGAAACGACTGTGATGCAACAGGATAGAACAACCAATCAAGTGGCCAATAACAAGCCCACCGTTAAAACGAGCCAGGTTCCTACAGATGGAAACTGCGCACCCGGCGATCAGGAGTGTCAGGATCGCACACCGCCTTTGCCACCAGGAACTCTTAAACCCCCTACCGTCGAGCCCTTCGCGAATTACGCCTCTTGGTCCTACGTAGCCGTCGTGGGAACCGTCGCCGTCCTTTATGCGTGCGTCTGTAGCGTAAAACGCCGCCGCGCTTAGTTACTCTTCGGTAACTGCCACCCGCCTGAATGACACCCGCCGGCCCACCCCGTTCAAGCGCCTCCTGCATTTCCGCCAGCGATTCATAGCGCGCCCCCGCGACATACACGGGTCCTGTAGAACCGCCCGATTGTGTCAGTCCCGGCGCCGTTCCATCAAAAAGTTCCACCACGCGCGACGCCGGTGTAAATCCCTCTTCGGTCATCTCTCTAGTACAAGCCGCACTTTTTTGCCAGACGCGATGGCCCAGGTTCGCAGTCGCTGCAGATTATCATCCATTTTATGCACCGTCTTAATCTTGAGGCCATTCATGACCTCACGAATACGACTATCCCGCTTGCCTTCGCGATACCGCACTTCGATCGTGTTGGCCTCGGCAATTTCGCGCTCCGCATCTTCCAGCGTCTGCGATCCAGGCCATATAATCGGTGTCTCCGTCGCAAGACCCCAGCGCTCTCTAACATCGACCGGAATCAATTCCTCCAGCGTGGCCGGTCGGCGCACGTGGGTCGCCGCATCGCAGGTCGGCGCCTCGTGACCATAGCAGGAGCATTGTGAGCACCAGAGGGAGGCGCGAACGACACACGGCTCTTCACCGTGGTCCCTCGAAATCCGAAGCTTATTCCAACAAACAGCGCACGTTGTCATCTTGGCTGTTATGCTGCAACAGCGGTACAGCTGACATCAACTTTTTGACCGACAAACATGACGGCTCCAGCAGACAGCAGGAAGTCAGCAGATGAATAGAACCACTTGGGCCCTAGAGGAGCAGGCCACGCAGGATCTGGGTCTTCTGATCCGCTACATTCTGATGTTCCTCGCCCTGTTAGCGATAGACCGGCATCTCAGACGACAACATTAATAAAACCAATAAAACCAATAAAACCAACAAAACCAACAAAATTGACGGTGACGGCAGCCACACAAGCAGCCCAGTACATGGATCGCACGTTTTACAAGCTCAACATTCAGGGCATCGTCTATTTGGTGGAGCCGGCCACTTCCAAGGCCTACACCTATGATCTGACGGATCCCACGGAGATCGGCACGGTCAGCTGGGCCGACGCCAAACAGGAGCCGATCCTTACATTACGCAATGACTGGGCCTCTGTGCTAGCCGCCAAAGTTGATAAATCAGCGGCGGCAGCAGCCACGACGGCACATGCAACAGCCTAGAGTCAAAGACAAAGAGGCCTGGTGCATCCTCGTCCTCGAACATCGCCGCCACCTTCTGGAGCGTCTCATTGCCGCCTTTCCCCAAGTTCTCACTACACACCGATCCGCCATAGAGAGCTATAGAAACAAACTGAAGTACTAACTGTCAGATCTTCCTACCGCATTGGTAGCATACAGAAAAAAGGTGTAAAACCCCAAAAGTGATGGATTAATGAACACAAAGGCCGATACTTGGGGAGTCGTGGGTGCAGCAGTCGTATCGGGTATGAAATTACCATTTGGATCTTTTGTTCGGATAGTATAGTATAATATAGGGGATCCGTTGGCGCTTGACGCATTCATTGTAACTACAAATGCACCATACTGGGGAAAA